CAATTTAGAGTTATATGATAGTGAAGGAGATTTGGTTGATGTTAGTAGTATGTTAGCTAAACAAACAGCGGCATTACAACAGATTGAAAACATAGACGAAGATAATACAGTCAATCCATTTGATCAAGCTGAAACATTTCAAACAGAAGGCACTAGTTTACTGGATTTCACAGAAGATAATCCATTTGGAGAATTTTAATGGTTGGTACACCGTTTTATCATGGTACTATTAAGAAAGCAGTAACTGTTTTTGGTACTTTGTTTAATAATATCAGTATAGAACGAGAGGATTCTAGTTCTAATATTACTACTATTAAAGTTCCTATTCACTATGCACAGAAGGATAAGTTCAGACAAAGGTATCTAGCTACTCAAGCACAGTCTTATACTTCTGCGGAGGTTCAAGTCACAGCTCCTAGATTGGCATTCGAAAATACAGGTATTTCATATGATTCTACCAGAAAATTAAATAGTCTACAGAAAATAGTTACTGTTTCTGATGATGCGGATATGCATAAGAGACAGTTTATGAGAGTTCCGTATACCTTAGATTTTTCTCTGTATTTGTTTGTCGGAAAGGCAGAGGATGGGTATAAGATAATAGAGCAGATTGTTCCATATTTTACACCTGATTTAACGGTTAGTGTTAATGATGTTTTACCATATGACATGCCTATTGTGTTGGTAGATTTTGCCGCAGAGGATGGTTGGGAAGGTGATATGGATGCTAGACGTAGGATAGAATGGACATTTAATTTTACTTTACATACTTATTTTTATGGATTACAGACAGACGAAAAGAAAATTACCAAAGCTATTACACATTCATATTCAGAACAGGATTTAGAAAGTGAGATTCCTTATCTGGATGGTGTACCTAATATAGATGAAAATCCTGCTGTTACATCAGAAACTACAGAAGCTGGTACTACCATGACATATAGGATAGATTCATGAAAAACGAAAACTTAGATGAAATTTTTGATATTACAGAAGAAGTTACTGCAGAGATTGTAGAAGTAAATGAAACTCCGCCCGAAGTTGTAGAAAGAGCAGAAGATGTAAGTAAGGATTATCAGTATACTAGATCTAACTATTATGATTTGATCGAGAAAGGAACCAGTGCTATAGAATCTTCATTACAGATTGCTCAAGAAGGTCAACATCCAAGAGCATATGAGGTTACTGCACAACTATTGAAAAATGTAGGTGAATTGAATAAGGATTTGATGGAACTTCAATTGACAGTAGATAAGTTAAAAGGTACATCCAAGCCTACGAATGTTACAAATAATACAATGTTTGTGGGGTCTACCAAAGAATTACAACAGATGTTGAAGCAAAGACGACAGGAAAATGAGTGAAGTATATTTAGGAAATCCTAACCTTAAACGGAAAGGTGTTACAGTAGATTTTACGGCTGAACAGGTTGATGAATACTTAAAGTGTGCTGATGATCCTGTATATTTTATTAAGAATTATATTAAAATTGTTCATGTAGATAAAGGATTAGTAGATTTTGGATTGTGGGATTTTCAAGAGGAAATGATAGAAAAATTCCATGATAACAGATTTGTGATATGTAAGATGCCTCGTCAGACAGGAAAATCCACCACCATTATTGCATTTCTTTTACACTACGCACTATTCAATCAGGACACACGGATGGCTATTTTGGCCAATAAAGGTTCTACTGCGAGAGAGTTGATGTCAAGACTTCAACTAGCGTATGAACATTTACCCATGTGGTTACAACAAGGTGTTGTGGTTTGGAATAAGGGAGATATTGAATTAGAAAATGGGTCTAAAATTATTGCTTCTGCTACTTCATCTTCTGCAGTTCGGGGTAGTACCTATAATATTATATTTTTGGATGAATTTGCGTTTGTTCCTGCTAATATAGCAGATGAGTTTTTCAGATCTGTTTATCCTACTATTTCATCAGGGAATACGACAAAGGTTTTTATTGTTTCTACTCCTAACGGAATGAATCAATTTTACCGATTATGGACTGATGCAGAAGAAGGTAGAAACGACTATAAAACGGTTGATGTTCATTGGTCACAAGTTCCGGGCAGAGATGAGGAATGGAGAGATCAGACAATAAGAAATACTAGTGAGGATCAGTTTAGAGTAGAATTTGAAACTGAGTTTATTGGGTCATCTGACACATTGATTTCACCATCTAAATTGAGATCGTTAGCGTTTAGGAATCCAATACAACATAAGGATGGATATTCAATTTGGGAACATCCAAAACCTAATCATGATTATTTCATAGCAGCTGATGTGGCAAGAGGGGCTGGTAAGGATTATTCAGCATTTACGGTGGTTGATGTTACTCAGGCACCCTATAAGTTAGTCGCGAAATATAGAAGTAATGAAATTTCCCCTATTTTGTACCCAGATGTGATATATAAAGTTGCTCAATATTACAGAGAAGCAATGGTATTAGTAGAATGTAATGATATTGGTGGACAGGTAGCTGATTCATTATATCATGATTTTGAATATGAAAATATGATTAGTTCAACAGTCAAGGGAAGAAAAGGACAAATAGTATCTGCTGGTTTCGCTAAGAATACTAGTATAGGTCTAAGAACTACAGCACAGGTAAAACGTATAGGTTGTTCTACTCTCAAAGATTTGATTGAAGAAGATCAATTATTGATTCTCGATTTTGATACAATAGCTGAATTAACTTCATTTTGTGTGAGAGGAAAGAGTTATGCAGCGTCGGAAGGTTGTCATGATGATTTGGTGATGACATTAGTATTATTTGCGTGGTGTGCACAGCAACGATATTTCAAGGAATTGATGGATCAGGAGCTACGTGAACAGATGTATTATAATAAAATCAGAGAAATTGAAGAAGATTTAACGCCCTTTGGATTTATTACCACTGGATTGGAAAATGAATCGTTTACTGATTCAACGGGTCAACGATGGCAAGTGGTGGAATAATCATTTTTTATAAATAAACATAGAGATATAAACACTTAGGGTAGTTTAATTTTAAATCTTAACAGATAAGGAGAAAAAGAAAATGGCATTTCAAGTAAGTCCTGGCGTATCAGTATCGGAAGTAGATTTATCGACTACAATTCCAATTGCGTCAGTTTCAGATGCGGGATTTGCTGGATATTTCAGCAAAGGGCCCGTAGATAAGATAGTTAATATTGGATCAGAAAATGATTTAGTCAAAATTTTTGGTAAACCTGTTACAGGATCTAATGACAGTGATTGGTTGGCAATTTCTAGTTTTTTGGCTTATGGTGGTAACATTCAAGTAGTTAGGAATGCACCTTCAAATGCATTAAATTCATGTGATGCAAGTGGAACACCTGCATTGATAAAGAGTAAAGAGGATTTTGAAGTTGGTACTTATAGTGATATTACATTTGCGGCTAGAACTGCAGGTGATTGGGGTAATGATATAACGGTTGTTATTTTAGATTCAAGGCATGATGTAGATGCAGAGGGTAAACTATATAATGCACCAAAAATAGAAGATGCAGATACTACAGCTTGTCATATTATAATTGTAATTGGTGAGGTTAAACCAGAGAATGTTGTTGAAACATTTTATTGGTTAGACACAGCTAGTTCTAGTAAAGATGATAGTGGTAATAGTAATTATTATAAAAACATATTAAATGAGAAATCTGAGTATGTGTATACTGGTAGTGCTAATATAACAGTGGAAGACTTTGCTGGTGATGGGTATCAAACAGTTGCTCTTAGTAGTGGTGCAAATGGAGATGCTGTAACTAAAGACTATGAATTATTTGAAGATACAGAACAAGTAGATCTATCGTTGGTTATTAGTGGTGTTGATGGTGCAGCTGGTGCTATCGAATTGGCTACTGCCAGAAAAGATTGTGTAGCATTTGTTTCTCCAGAAAAGGGTGATGTTAATACTAATAGTGATCAGTCAACTAAATCTAGTGATGTTGTTACTTATAAAAATACTTTATCTCCGTTAAATTCCTATGGATTCATGGATTCTGGATGGAAAAAAATGTATGATAAATACAACGACACTTGGGTTAAAGTACCTTTGAATGGTGATATCGCGGGATTATGTGTATCTACAGATAATAATCGTGAGCCGTGGTACAGTCCAGCTGGATTTAATAGAGGTCAGATTAGAAATTGTGCTGGATTGTTGTTTGATCCAAATCAAACATCCAGAGATACTCTATACAAAAATAACGTTAATCCAGTATCATCTTTCCCAGGCGAAGGTTATGTTCTGTTTGGAGACAAAACATTACAAACAAAACCTAGTGCCTTTGATAGATTGAATGTTCGTAGATTGTTTATTGTAATAGAGAAAGCGATTTCAAGTGCATCAAAGTATTCGTTATTTGAATTTAATGATGAATTTACTAGGGGTCAATTCCGTTCTATGGTAGATCCATTTCTAAGAGATGTTAAAGCACGTAGAGGAATTTATGACTATTTACTAGTATGTGATGATTCAAATAATACACCAGAAGTTATTGATAGAAATGAATTTGTTGGAGATATTTTTGTTAAACCATCTCGTTCTATTAATTTCATTCAGTTGAATTTCGTTGCAGTTAAAACTGGTGTTAGTTTTTCAGAAATCGTAGGGGCAGTATAAGGAGTAAAATAAAATGGCATTTAGTATAGGAGATTTCAGACAAGCTTTAGAATATGGTGGTGCAAGAGCTAACTTATTTAAGGTTATAATTCCAGTTCCATCAGGATTGGCATTGGGTGGTCATCTTGGAACTGGTACTGGTAGTTCAAGCTATAAGTTTGGATTAAGTGCTAAAGCGACTACTATTCCACCTAGTACTATTGAACCAGTAGAAGTACCTTTCTACGGAAGGACTTTTAGAGTTCCTGGCGGTCGTACTTTTGATGATTGGGAAACAACAATTACTAATGATGAAGATTTTAAGGTTCGTGATTGGATGGAAGCGTGGTCTGATGCTATTAATGGTCATTCTACTAATCAAACCAATAATAACGCTTATTATGTGGAAGCTCAAATTGAACAATATGGTATGAGCGGAGAAGTGATTCGTAAATATGTTATGGTTAATGCATGGCCACACACGATTGGAGAAATTACATTGGATTGGTCTGAAAATGGTTCTATCCAAGAATTTCCAGTTACATGGGCATTTGATTGGTGGGAGTCTGTTGCATTGGAGACTACAACGTCTAGTAATTTAACAGCTGCAGGTGCTCATGAAACTTTTGTGGGTGCACCAACCGTATAGGTAAAAAATTATATGAATTTATTAGAAGCTTGGTCACAATGGCTACCAGAAAAATTATTGGGGTATAAGGTCGGTAAAGGCAAAAAAGACTTAGAAAGTTTTGCCCCACCGCCACCAGATGATGGTGCGGTAAATTTAGAAGTAGGTGGTGCTTATGGTACTTATCTTGACTTTGAGGGAACGATCCGAAATGAAGTTGAGTTAATAACCAAGTATCGTGAACTTGCCATACAACCAGAGTGTGAAGCTGCGATTGAAGATATTGTGAATGAAGCTATCGTTATGGATGGTTACAAAGTAGCAGTAGAATTAGAATTATCTGAAGCAAAACATTTATCTGATAAAATAAAAGAGAAAATCTACTTGGAATTTCAAGATGTTCTAAACATGATGAATTTTCAAGTAGACGCTCACGATATTTTCCGAAAATGGTATGTGGATGGTAAAACATATTTTCATATGATAGTAGATGAAAAAAATATAAAAAAAGGTATTCAAGAATTAAGATATATAGATCCTAGAAAAATTAGAAAAATTAGAGAAATTGTAAGAGAACAGAATGAAACCGGCGTAGATATGGTCAAGAAAACTGTAGAGTTTTATGTCTATGATGATGCTGGTATTCATGATCATACTCAGGCTGTTAGTGGAGTAAAGGTTACTCCTGATTCAATTGCAATGGCTACGTCTGGTTTGTATGATCATGCAAATGGTGCAATAGTCAGTTACTTACACAAAGCTATTAAACCTATGAATCAACTTAGAATGATGGAAGATGCACTTGTTATATATCGTATTGCACGTGCACCAGAACGTAGAATATTTTATATTGATGTTGGTAACTTACCCAAAGCTAAGGCAGAACAATACCTTAGAGATATGATGATTCAACATAAAAATAAGTTAGTCTATGATGCAGTTACGGGTGAAATTAAGGATGATAGGAAACATCTAAATATGATGGAAGATTATTGGTTGCCACGTAGAGAAGGTGGTCGGGGAACAGAAATTGACACACTTCCAGGCGGTCAGAATTTGGGTGAATTAGAAGATATTTCATATTTTCAAACTAAATTATATAAATCGTTGAATGTTCCGTCAAGTAGGCTAATGGAAGATAATAGTTTTAGTTTAGGTCGAGATTCTGAAGTTACACGGGATGAACTTAAATTTTCTAAGTTTATATTAAGACTTAGGAACAAATTTTTAGATCTGTTTGATACTATACTCAGAACACAATTGATTTTGAAAGGTATTATAGCCGAAGAAGAATGGCAACCCATTAAAGATAAAATGTTTTATAAGTGGGCTGAAGATTCTTACTATAGGGAAGTTAAAGCACAAGAAATTTTAGGAGAAAGATTGAGGTTGGCTTCAGAAGTAAGTGAGTTTACAGGAAAATTTTATTCGATTGATTATATTAGACGTGAAGTATTACAACAGACAGATGAAGAAATTAAACGACTTGATGGAGAGATGAAGAAAGAGCTTGATAAAGAAAGAGAATTAGCTGATCTTGGTAAAGGTGGAATGGGTGCAGAGCCAGGAATGGAGCCTGATGGTGGAGGAGATATGGCATGGCAATATGATCCAACATTAGAAGCTGGATATGATGCTAGTATGTCACCAGATAAAAGTAAGAAACCACCCAAAACAAAGAAAACAAAGAAAATGAATGAAATGGATCAACAAGAAGTAGATTCAGTTTTGAGAGAATTAGCGGATGATATAAAAAATACTGGTCATAATGGATCTGAACAATTAGATAATTTTGATTTTGATTTATACGAAGGTGATAATGATAATGGTCAGAAAGAGGATATAGAGATAGTCATATGAATCAAACAGATGTAGCAATTTCTCATGTTAAAATTGCCAAAACTCTAATCTCTTATACTAATACACAGATAGAAAAATTAGAAGAACGACTTTTGAACGCCTTAGAAACGGTAGTTACTAAATCTCGAAATTTATATGAAAATAGATTTATAGAGTTTCAAGGTGATCAGGGTATTCAAGGTGATCAGGGTATTCAAGGAAAAACTGGAAATGAAGGAGAGCAGGGTTTGCAGGGCGGAAAGGGTATTCAAGGGGCAATGGGATTACAAGGGCCACAAGGTGAACCAGGGCCACTTTTATTTGAAGATTTTACTCTTGAACAGTTAGAGACTATAAGAGGATTCGACGGAGAAAAGGGTGATCCATTTCAGTTTGAAGATTTTACATCTACTGAATTGATGTCATTAAGAGGCCCTAAGGGTGAGCAAGGAATTATTGGAGAACAGGGAGAACAGGGAACTATTGGGCCACAGGGTAATATTGGAGAGAAGGGAGAAACAGGTAAAGATTTTGTTTTTGATGATTTTACTTCTGAACAATTATTTAGAATGAGAGGCCCACAAGGTGATCAAGGTAGTATTGGAGAAAAGGGCGAAAAGGGTGATGTGGGAAATTTGTCTGATATGACAGACGACGAAGTTGAATTTATTAAGGAAGCTATTGGTGAGGTCATAACTCCTGATTCTTTATCTAAAATTTTAGGAGAATTTAGAAATGATATTACTACTAAATTGTCTAACATGGTTATGAAAGATGTAATTTCAACACATTCTGGTGGCGGGGAAGTAGATTTTGTTAATTTAGATGATATTTCAGAACAAATAGAAAAAATTACTACTACTTCTAGTGTTAGTATTATGTATGATCCAGTTGAAAAGACATTGGTTTTTGAAAATCCAGCAGATGGTGGAGAATTTTAAGGGGAAATTATGGAAAACGAAAAAAATTACACAATTGAGGATATTATAACATCAATCAAGAATAAAGAGCCAATCGAAGTAGAGAAGGCCTTTTCTGATGTGTTATCTACTAAACTCAAAACTAGTTTAGATACTAGGAAACAAGAACTTGCTAAATCTGTGTTTAGTCCAGAATTGGAGATAGATTCGGGTGATAGTGTTGAAGCTGAATCTGGTGATGCAGTAGAGGAAGAAGCTGACTTTTTAGAGAAGGTTGAGACGAAGCGAAGGCGAAAAGGGAAAGAAGGTAGTGACGCTCGTAAGAAAGCTCAAAAAGATTACAAGAAAATGCCAGCATCTAAAAAGAAGAAAAGAGCAGCTAAAGCAAAGAAAGTTGCCAAGAAAAACAAAGGTAAAAATACTGTAAAGATGGTTGGAAATTTTGATCCATCAGAGGAGCTAGACTATGGCGATGACGAAGATATTTGAACAACTTCAGTCAGGTGGAACTGCATGTTTTTTAATAGTTAATGGTGATACTATTGATATTGGTACTGGTGAAAACGCAGATTTAACTGATGCTGCAGGTGATACTCAATCTGTATCTATTACAAAATTGCATTGGAGTGGTACGGTATCAATAACAGATGGAGCTGTTACTATTCCATTAACAGGAAATGGTGCTTGGTGTCAGTTTAATGGGTGGACTCCTGTTGAATGTGACAGTGATATTGTAGTTACTGGTGCTGGAACGTTGTTTATAGAAATCAAAAAACGTGCTGGATATGAGCATAGAAATGATTATTCTAACGCTGCAATTTAAGGAGAAGATATAATGAAACTTATTACAGAACAAGTGAATGACTTATCCTTTGTTACAGAAGAAATAGGTGGTAAAAAATCACTTTTTGTTGAGGGTGTATTTCTTCAAGCAGATGTTAAGAATAAAAATGGTAGAATGTATCCAAAGGAAATTTTACAACGTGAAGTAAAACGTTATAACGAACAGTATATCAAAACAAAACGTGCTTTTGGTGAATTAGGTCATCCTGATGGCCCAGTTATCAATTTAGAACGGGTTTCTCATATGATAACTAATTTAAAAGAAGATGGTAAGGATTTTGTTGGTAAAGCTAAAGTTATGACATCTACTCCATACGGAAAAATAGTTGAATCACTTCTTGAAGAAGGTGCTACACTAGGTGTATCTTCTCGCGGTATGGGAACACTTAAAAAGGAAAAGGGTGCTAATGTAGTACAGGATGATTTTTATCTTGCTACGGCAGCTGATATTGTTGCAGATCCTTCTGCTCCTAATGCGTTTGTTGAAGGAATAATGGAAGGGAAAGAATGGATATATCAGGATGGTGTTTTTAAGGAAGAAACGTTAGAAAGATTCAAGAAAAAAGTTGAGAATACAAGCAGATTTAGTAAAGACAGAGAAAAGATTATTTTGGAATCGTTCAAAGAATTTTTGTCAGAAATCTAAATTTTTATAAATACATAGTAAATAAGGAGAACGAAAAATGGAAGCTCTCGAAAAAGAAATTCAAGCAATCATTGATTCGGATGAAGTAACGGAAGAAGCTTCTGCTGATGATACAGAGGAATCCATTGATGAAGCATATAAGACCAAAGATGAGGTCAAAGCTGAAGTCGATGAATTACTCAGTACAATGAAACGTAGTGATTTAGTTGACGCTAAAACTAAATTAACTCCAGAGGAAGATGAAGAAATTACAGAAGAACCTGATGATGATACAGTTGGCGGTGAAGATGAAAAAGACGAAGCCGACGTAGAACCAGAAGGTGATTTTGAAGATTTAGCCACTGCCTTAGCTGGTTTGGAAGAAGATGAAAAAGGTATTATGGCAGCTATTGATGACGTAATGGATGACGATTATAAAGAACCAACAGACGAAGATGACGATGAATGGACAGAACAAGATGATGAAATCGTTGATGAGGTTACAAAAATCGTAGAAAAGGTTGTCAAGAAAAAGAAACGTAAAGGAGCTGAGGGTAAAAAATCTCGTAAAGCTGCAAAAGCGTATTACAAGAAAAACAAAAAACGTATTCAGAAATTGGCTAAGATGGCCGCTAAGAAACGTAAAGGGAAAAAGAAAGCTACTGTCAAATTGTCACATTTTGATCCAACCTTGAATAAAGAAGAAGTTGATGTTCATGTTGAAGCATTGTTGGAAGGTGAAGGCCTTTCTGACGATTTCAAAGAAAAAGCTTCTATTATTTTTGAAGGTGCTGTTAATTCTAAAGTTGATGCAACTATTGAAAATTTGAAAGAACAATTTGATACTCAACTAGAACAAGCGTCAGAACAGGTTCAGGATGAATTGGCTACTAAAGTCGATACATATTTGAATTATGTTGTTGAGCAATGGCTAGAAGATAATAAATTGGCAGTAGAGAAGGGTCTTAGGACAGAATTGACTGAAGATTTCATTGGTGGAATGAAAACACTATTTGAACAGCATTATATTGACGTTCCAGAAACCAAAATTGATATTTTTGACGATCTATCAGAACGTGTGGAAGAACTTGAAGATAAATTGAATGCAGAAATCGACAAGAATATTCAGTTAGAAGAAAAATTAAGTCAGTCTGAGAAGGAAGGCATTATTGAAGAAAGTGCCCAAGATTTATCAGAAATTCAAACCGAAAAACTAAAAGAATTGGCCGGAGTCGTTGACTTCACAACATCACAAGAGTTTTCAGATAAGGTTCAGATGATTAAAGAAAATTATTTCCCGAATACATCAGAACCGAAATCCAAACCAGTAGATGCACCAGAGTACGTTGGTAAGGGTGGATCAATGGATCGTTATACTCAGATGTTGACTAGGTCTATCAAGTAAGTTATTTTTAAATAAAGGAGAAAAGAAAATGTACTTAGCAGAAAATTTAATCGAAAAGTGGGGGCCGGTACTCGACCATGAGTCACTACCCAAAATTAAAGACCACTATAAGAGAACACTAACAGCCGTTCTATTGGAAAACCAAGAGAAAGCTATTAGAGAAGAACGATCAGCTCAAGCTGGATTTTTAACCGAAGTAGGAGCTCCTACTACTGGTACAGGTGGTGCAGGATATGCAGATACATCTAATGCCGGTTTTAGTGGTGGAGCTAATAGTCCAGTCGCAGGTTATGATCCAATTATGATTAGTTTGGTTCGTAGAGCCGTTCCGCAACTTATCGCTTATGATATTTGTGGTGTTCAACCAATGACAGGGCCAACAGGTCTTATCTTTGCAATGAAATCAACTTACACTAATCAAGGTACTGCATCTAGTACTGCTGATGAAGCTCTCTGGAATGAAGCACGTACGACTCATTCGAGTGATGGTACAGATGGTGGTGCTACTGGCGCCGATAATGCTGAACAAGATCCTTTTGCAATTGCAAGTGGTACTCAAGGTCAAGCTGATGGTGAAGATGACGCTACATATGAAACACGATCTACATATGATGTAGGTGGTGATGGAATGAGTACGGTTGACGGGGAACAACTTGGTGGTGCGGCTGGTAATCAATTCCGTGAAATGTCATTCAGTATTGATAAAACATCTGTGACTGCAAAGTCACGTGCTCTCAAAGCTGAATACACAACGGAACTCGCACAAGACTTGAAAGCAGTTCATGGTCTTGATGCTGAAACAGAATTGGCAAATATTCTCTCAACGGAAATCTTGGCTGAAATCAACCGAGAAATTATCCGTCTAGTTAATGTTGTTGCCAAACGTGGTGCACAAGTTAATACAGCTTCAGCTGGTACTTTTGACCTAGATAAAGATTCTAATGGTCGTTGGTCAGTTGAAAAGTTCAAAGGACTATTGTTCCAAATTGAACGTGATGCTAACACAATTGCTATTGATACTCGTCGTGGTCGTGGAAATATGATTATTACAAGTCCTGACATTGCTAGTGCTCTTTCAATGGCTGGTGTCTTGGATTATAATCCAGCTATCCAAAATACAATTGACTCTGATGTCGCAACCAGTTCTTTTGCTGGTGTGTTGAATGGTAAATATCAAGTCTATGTAGATCCATATTTTATTAATCCAGATGGTGTTCAGGCTTCTGAATATTACACAATGGGTTATAAAGGTTCTTCTCCATATGACGCTGGTCTGTTCTATTGTCCGTATGTTCCTCTCCAAATGGTTAGGGCTACTGGTGAAGATACATTCCAACCGAAAATCGGGTTTAAAACTCGTTATGGTATCGTAGCTAATCCGTTTACATCAATTACTCGCGATGACAACGTTTACTATCGTAAAGTTAAAGTCGATAACCTAATGTAAATAATTGTTCTACCTTAGGGCAAAAAACACCCGCGCGCGGGTGAATATGAAGGGCCTCTCTTTGGGGGCCCTTTTTTATTGTATAAATATAGGTATGGGAGGATATTATGGCATTACAACAGAATCAACCAGAAAATTACAATATACTTTCACCAATTTCCTATAGATTGATAATAGAAAAATTTCCATTACTTACTTTTTGGTGTCAAACAGCTAATATTCCAGGCATTTCTACTACCGAAGGAGTACATTCTACTCCGTTTAGAGAAATACCCGTAATAGGGGAAAAGATAGAATTTGAGACTCTAGATGTAACAATGATAGTAGATGAAGATTTAGCCAATTTCAAGGAAATCATGAATTGGATGACAGGATTTGCACCTGTACACGATAAAAAAGAACATACAGAATACCTAAATACACAATACACAACTTCAACAACAACAGATTATCAGAATTATCTATCAGATGCTATATTACACGTATTAACTAATAGTAAAGGTCATAACAAAGAAATAATTTTCCATGATATTTTCCCTACTTCTCTTGGTGCTATAGCATTTGACAGTACAGGTGAAGTTGATCCAATAACCACAGATGTTTCATTTCAAATAAAGGATTATGTAATTGATGGATAGACTAGATAAGATAAATGATGAAATACAGAAAGATATGTCATTAGCCCGTGATTTGGATGTTTTGAAGGAAGCCAGTCTTAATATTCCATACCTACATCACAAATATTTAGTAAAATACCAAGAACAAAAAGGAATAGTGTCTCTAATGGGAGCTAGGAAAGCTCAAAGATACCATGATGCAATGATGTATTATTCTGGTAAAGCTGATCCTGATATATATCAAGAAAAACCATTAGATCATACCATCCTTAAATCAGACCTAGAAACTTGGATCAAAATTGATGAAAATTATGTACACGCGTGTCATCAACTCGTACATGCGGAAGCACTCTTAGATCTATATAAGAGAACTGTTGATCGTATTCCTAACCATTCGTTTTATATACAAAATTATATTGATATGTTGAAGTTTGAAAATGGTGAACGCTGATACCATTAGAGTCCATAAGAAGGACGAAGTTTATAATCTTATAGAATGTGAGCCTGGAATTGCTCAGGAATTAGTTGATTTTTTCACTTTTGAGGTTCCTGGCTTTCGGTATATGCCTGCATATAGAAGTAAACAATGGGATGGTAAAATTAGACTTTTTAATCAATGGAAGTCTGAATTATATTCTGGTCTGTTACATCATCTGATGGAGTTTGCTGGTGATAGAAAATACCATTTGGAATGCGATAGTGATCTCCAATCATTTCAATTAGACTATTCCACCACAGAAAAACTTATAGATAAATTTTCTATTCCTTTAGAGGTTAGAGATTACCAAATAGACGCAGTCAAGGTAGCATTATCCGATAAAAGGACAATATTACTTAGCCCCACTGCATCTGGGAAATCTTTGATTATCTATTCTCTGGTTAGATCATATCAAGATATGAACAATATGCAGACTTTGATCGTAGTTCCTACCACTACTCTGGTCGAACAAATGTTCAAAGATTTTGATGATTATGCTTCTGATGTTCATTGGACTTCTGAAGATAATTGTCATTTGATCTATTCTGGTAAAGAAAAGGATACGAACAAGCCCATCATCATATCCACTTGGCAATCCATCCACAGACTCCCAAAATCATTTTTCGCTAATATCGGTATGGTGATCGGAGATGAAGCTCATAATTTCAAGGCTAAATCACTAACCTCTATCATGACTAAATTAGTCAATTGTGAATATCGTATCGGTACTACAGGCACTTTAGATGGTACTCAAACCCATAAATTAGTACTAGAAGGTCTGTTCGGCCCTGTATACAATGTTATCACTACTAAGAAGCTTATGGAGGAAGATTATCTAGCTAATCTCTCTATACACTGTATAGTTTTGAAGCATGCTGAACAGATTAGTAAAATAGTCAAGGAAATGGACTATCCAGGCGAAATTGATTATTTAGTCAGAAATGAGGATAGAAATCAATTTATCGTTGATCTGGTAGAAGAATTAAGAGGCAATACTCTGGTATTGTATCAACTGGTTGAAAAACATGGTGAGATTTTATACGAAATGATAAAAGACAATTCTGACAAAAATGTGAAATTTATACATGGGGGAATATCTACCGATGAAAGAGAAACTATACGGATGGATACAGAGAAAAGTGAATCAACCATTCTGGTTGCTAGTTATGGAACTTATTCTACCGGCATTAATATTAGGAATTTGCATAATGTTGTATTTTCTAGTCCATCTAAATCTAGGATCAGAAATCTCCAGTCTATTGGTAGAGCCTTGCGAAGAACCGATGAAAAATCTACTGCTCGTCTGTTTGACATAGCGGATGATCTCTCTGTGAAAAACTATCAGAATTATACATTGAAACACTTCATTGAGCGAATGGGAATTTATGACAGCGAGCGTTTTGATTACGACATATCTAAAATTAATATTTGATAGACCTAAACCTTTTCTGAGCAGCTTCGTCTAATACAGTGTACGTTTTATTAAAAGGATAAAAAATAATATGGCAACTAAACAACATTATGTGAATAATAAGAAATTCTATACTGAAATGGTTAAAATGAAGGAAGATTATCAGACAAAGGATGAATACAGAATAAGTGACTATATAGGTCAATGTTTTATGGATATTGCTAAGGGATTAAGTAATAGGCCTAATTTCATAAATTACACGTTTAAGGATGATATGATTTTTGATGGGATAGAAAATTGTGTCAGGTATTGTCATAATTTCAATCCTGAAAAATCTAAAAATCCATTTTCATATTTTACTCAAATAATATATTATGCATTCTTACGGAGAATTGAAAAAGAGAAAAAACAGTCGTATATAAAGTATAAAATGACGGAAATTACCAGAGTGGAAGAATTAGTTGATTCTGATGGTAATATAAACATAGAAAAAAGTTATAATGTATACCAACATGATTTTTCAAGTTTTGATGATTTTGAAAAAAAGAGATTGCCTACCAGAAAAGAAAAGACTGGAAAATTGGAGGAGTTTATGATATGAGGCTTACTGATAAAATACCTACACCTAAAGCAGTTGAAATACTGATACAGTCTGTATTGGATGGTACTAAATCTGTGGATCAGAGAATAGAGGATGCAACATACTTAACTGTGATTCAGAGTAGAATAGATAAGGTATTGAATACTTTTCAACAGGAATATGAAGATTATATTAGATTTATGATGAAAAAGGAAAAAGATGAAAATAGCCCTTATAACTGATACTCATTTTGGAGCTAGGAATGAAAATTCAGCTCTAATTAAACACACAACTAATTTCTTCGCAGATACATTTTGGCCTTATATAGATAAACATGACATCGAATCCATTATTCACTTGGGTGATTTGGTAGATAAGAGGAAATCAATCAACTTTCTAACCTTGAGCAATCTAAGAAAAAGTTTTATAGAACCTATTTTTGAAAGACGTATAGATACTCGTATAATAGTTGGCAATCATGATATGTATTATAAAAATACTAATCAGGTCAATTCTGTCAATGAATTATATGGAGAGGCTCCGTTTATCTTTGTGCATGATGTAGTAAACACATTTTTATTTGATGATTTGAATATTTGTCTTGTTCCTTGGCTATGCCCAGAAAATGAGGATGAAACCTTCATACATTTGGAGAAAACTGATGCTCAGGTGGTAATGGGTCATTTAGCATTAAATGGATTTACTATGCATCGAGGAATGGTTTGTGAGCAGGGATATGACACTGAGGATTTTAAAAAATTTGATCAGGTATTTTCTGGACATTTCCACCATAAAAATGGTAACGGTCATATAGAGTATTTGGGATCGCCTTATCAGCTGATGTGGTCTGATTATGATACTCCGCGAGGATTTCATATTTATGATACAGAAACCAGAGAAATTGAATTCATTGCTAATCCAGTAGATATTTTTGAGAGAATAGTCTATTCAGATGATAAGAATAATTCCTTTGAAAATTTAGAAGATAAATTCGTCAAGGTGATTGTAGAGAAGAAGGAAAATCCATATCGCCTAGAGCAGTTTATTGATAGTATTTACAAGGATAATCCATATTCAGTAACGATTGTGGACGAATCACTTGATTTTTCTGATACAGAAGATATAGTAGATGAAGCTGAGGATACATTGACTATTTTAGGTAAGTATGTTGACGGCATTGATACTAATGTGGACAAGGCTAAATTGATGTCTGTACTGAGAGAACTTTATACGGAGTCATTGGAGCTTATATGATATATTTTGAGAATTTAGGATGGAAAAATTTCTTATCAACAGGTAGGGAATGGACTAATCTGGATTTAAGTCAGAATCCAGCAACATTGATTATAGGGGAAAATGGTTCAGGAAAGTCCACCATGTTAGATGCACTTACTTTTGCTTTGTATGGTAGACCTTTCCGAAAAATCAACAAGCCTCAGTTAGTCAATTCTGTTAATAAGAGAGATTGTGTGGTTCAAGTAGAATTTAGAGTTGGGGGTACTCTTTATACTGTTCGTCGGGGTATGAATCCGTCATTGTTTGAGATTTATGTACGTGGTAAATTATTAGATCAAGATGCTAAGATGAGGGATTATCAGGAGCGATTGGAGAAGAATATTCTCAAAATCAACTATAAATCTTTTACTCAGATTATTGTATTGGGGTCTAGTACATTCTTACCTTTTATGAAGTTGAATCCTGCTCATCGTAGAGAAGTGATTGAAGATTTGTTAGAGATTGAAGTATTTTCTTTGATGAATAATCTGCTTCGGGTAAGAATGGCTGAGAATCAATCGCTACTTTCTGAAAATAATATAGCTTCTACACTGGTGCAGGAAAAAATTTCCCTGCAGGAAAAATATATTCGTGAGGTAGAAGAAATCAAAAATGACAAGATTGTAGAAACGGAAAAAAGTTTAGAGGAAAATCGTAAGAAGTTAGTTGCTAATGAGTCTAGGGTAAAGGATTTGTTAGAGGATCAGGATATGTTACAGACTTTCTTGGAAGAAAGAGCTCAGATGATTACTGATTACAATATGTTTCAGGGCCTTAAAACCAAGATTGACGATAGAGTTCGCAAGATAAAAGATGAAGTTTCGTCATATAGGGATATGGGTATCTGTGGAGTATGTAAGCAAGAAGTGAGTGATGATCATAAACATGAAATTATAAATGAGAAATCTGCAGAAATATTAGAATGTGAGGAAGGTGTTATTCAGCTAGATGATACTTTATCAGCTATCAAAGAGTCGATAGAGGAATTTGACAAGTATAAGGAATTGTCTGACGCTGTAGATGAGGAAGTAAAAAAGTTGGATAATGAATCAGATTCCGTTAGAAAGTATATTGATATGCTGATTCGTGATATTGAATATTTGGGTAAGGTTCGGAATAGAGCGGGTCAGGATCAGGAGAAGCTTCAAGGGTATCGGGGCCAATTGATGGCCCGTGATAGTGAATTGTTTGAATTGAGGGATTCTAAACAGTACTTGAACGTTGCTTCTGATATGTTGAAGGATACTGGAATCAAGACTTTGATTGTAAAGCAGTATTTACCTATTATGAACAAGCTAATCAATAAGTATCTGACAGATATGGATTCCTATTTTGATTTTCACTTAGATGAGAGTTTTAATGAGGTGATTAGAGCTAATTTTAGAGATACCTTTACCTATGATTCATTCAGTGAAGGTGAGAAAATGAGGATAGATTTAGCTTTATTATTCACCTGGCGTGCTATCGCGAAGATGAAAAATAGTGCTAATACTAACCTGTTGATCTTGGATGAGGTTTTTGACAGCTCTCTGGATACTAATGGAACAGAGGAATTTTTGAAGATTCTGCAAGGTATGGGATCTAGTAATGTGTTTATCATATCTCATAAAGGTGATACCTTGAACGAGAAGTTTGATGATGTAATAAAATTTGAAAAAGTGAAGAATTTTAGCAAGGTGGTGTGATAATGAATAAAACGATGAGGGCACAGGAGAGTAGAGAATTTTTACAAGAAAAATTAGATTTTATAGATACAATTATGTCTAGGCCGTATAGTCGGATGGATGCGAAGCAATGGAGAGGAATATTTCATACTTTTATTGATAGAAGAAATTCTTTAAAATCATCTGAACAAAAAGTATTGGGTCATCATAGATGGAGATGGAAACAGAGGTATGATAACTCTCATATTTGGAAGGGTGTTAGAGAAAACTTTCTTTTATCTGTGGATAATGTTTGTTATAAATGTGATGGTGTTGCTATACAGGTACATCATCTATCATATGATAGAGTTGGTGGAAAAGAAATTCCAGAAGATTTAATGGCAGTATGTATACCATGTCATGGTAGAGAACATGGATATTAATTTAAAAAAGTGAAATTAACCTTGACTTTGCCTAGGTATAAATGGTATAATATAGTATTATCAACAATTGAGAGAAAGGATTGAGTTATGAAGCGAACAAGGATTAGAGAAATTTTTTCTTTAAAAGACCTAAACCTTTTGGCGTGGGAAACGTCTAATATAGTATAAGAAGGACATTTGAACTTTTCTATAAACCAGATCAGGTTTTACACTTGATCGTAATAGTTACAAAAAATACTTTAAGAGGTATTCACGTTGACATTTCAAATTGAAGAATGTTCGATAACAGAATTAAGTTTAGATAATTTTATTTCAGATCCGTTGAACCGTGTTCCAACACCTATACCAGAGGTATGTTTTAAAAAATATGGTGCTGAACAGATTAGAATTGAGGGTAATGGTGGAATAAAATTTAACAGCTCTATAGCGTCTCAATCGAATGATAAGGGTTTGGTGGACACGTCACCAAATAAACCGCCGGTATTAGTTTATACTGTGAAACATAATGGTAAGGCATATGTTATAATCGGTAACGATGAAGATATTCCTGATATGTTTCCTTCTATGATACGGTATGAAGCTAAAAAGGAGCTTGTGAGGTTAGCAGGTGGCCCTGATACGGAGATCTGGTATCACCCGTATAAATCAAGTGGAAAATATGAAAAGGTTAATTCTGTTTCGTTAGATATAATCGACAGGGTTAATGTTAGCAGACCAGCACAGGAGCCATGGGGATGTGAATGGATACATCCAATAGATGATGGTTCTTCTGTTGTCCGTGTTAAAGAAACCACTATATGGAGTAGTAATGGTAAGCCTCGCAAAAACGAAACTTTAGTTTTTGTATCTCCGAAGAAAGTTATCAAGTTTGTTGGTGGTAAGGTAATAGGTTTTAGAGTCGCTTAGTCTGATAGATCACATATGTATAATAACTATACGTTAGCAGACGTGAAAGAATCTGCTGAAAGGAAACTTTTCACAGTATTTTCAACCTTCGCAGGTGGTGGTGGAAGCTCCACCGGCTATAAATTAGCCGGTGGAGATGTCCGCGGAGTATTGGAATTTCAAAAAGTCGGTATTAGAACCTATCTACAGAATTATCCCAAAACCAAATTTTTCTGTAAGGATATTCGTAATGTAACAGGTCAACAAGTATTGGATCGGTTGAGAATGCAACCAGAAGAATTGGATATTTTTGATGGTTCACCACCGTGCCCTCCCTTTTCGATGTCTGGCTCTAAACGTAAGGGCTGGAATAAAACCAAAACTGTATACGGAAAGAAGCAGACTAACATAGAAGATTTGTCATTTGATATGGCTAGATTGGTTGGAGTAGTTCGCCCTAAAATAGTTATATATGAAAATGTCAAAGGGTTGACTATGGAATATGCTGCAGATCATTTTAAGAAAATTGTTAATGCATTTGAGGAACATGGTTATCAAAGTGTAAATCAAGTCTTGAATGCTAATAATTATGGAGTTCCACAAGGTAGGGAACGGGTATTCATGATCGGGGTTAGGGATGATATATTACCTCATGGATTAGCATTAAGTTGGGCTTTTCCTACTCCTACAGAGAGTAGACCTACTATGAGAGATGCTATTGGTGATATGATGGAAGATGATGAAAATTTAAAAGAACACGAAGAAATAATGGAGGCGATGAAGAAACAGAAAAGATGGGAGTACTTTAAAACAATGCCGTTAGATGTTAAAAAATACGTTTCCTATGGAGACTATAATCCAAAAGGTTCTGGTTTTCAAGCACGTAGGGTGCCTTGGGATAAACCATCACATACATTAACCGAAAGAGGTTTACAGTTAGGTACTTGTGCACATTTACATCCTGGCGAACATCGTGGTTTTACTCCGTTGGAAGCTAGGAGAATAATGTCATTACCATCTGATTATCATTTGGATGGTAATATAAACGAAAGATTAGCTAGAATTGGATTAATGGTAGCTCCATTACAGATGAAAGCTTTAGCAGAAAATGTTTATAGGGAGTATTTGAGTTAATGCGTGAAGAGAAATTTCCAGAATTGATGTCGTTTGAGAAATCAAAAGAATTACTTGGTGAATGGCCAGATCCTAGTCATATAAAACACTGGATAGAATCTGACGAAGATGTCGTAATCTATAAAGATGTAGGAAGTTTGTTTGATAATCCTATTTTAGGTGGTCTTAAAAAGAGAGTATATCAAGATCAGAGTGGTGGTAAGTATGATGAAATAAAGGATTGCCTTCTCAGTATTGATGAAACGACTACCATGAGGGCTAATTGTGCCGGCCCTATTGATACAGAAGAATTGGACAAACAAGGTATTAAATATGAATTACGAACCAAAAATTCATATAAGACATTAGATTCCAAGGGTAAAATTAGTATGATTGCTCACGGAAATCCTATTCATTCTGTGATGATGGGTTATAAACGTGGTCGATTTACAGGTAAGATTGATAAATCTGGTTGGAGTAAACATAATCCAGAGAAAAATGAAATATTAAGTCAGATTCCACAGATTAATGATATAGGGTATAGAGAATTGGCACCTACCTATTACGAAGCACAAAAAAACTTTGCTGAAACTTCTGTAGAAGAAGAATATCGTATTGCGGGTGGAATTTACACCACATTATCGGCAAATAAATACAATCAAGGTGGCTCACCGGCGATGTCTTATCATATAGATTCAGGTGATCTACCAGAAGGGTTGACCACTATTGCAAATTTTCATGATGGTGATGTAAAAACATATTTTGTGTTACCTAGATTTGGAGTAGCTATAGCTCGTGGTGATGGTGATGTATTCATTGGAGATAGTGGAGAAGTTCATGGAATTATTGAAGTTGAAGGATCTGGAACTTCTATGAATTGTGTATGTTATTGTGACACAAGATTGGCTACTTTGGGTAATAGGGGGAAACCTGAAAAATTAATTGGTAAACAGGCTAGAGAAGATGAAAAATCTGGTAGTCTGGAAGGACTTTGGGTATAATGGTTAATTTGAAGAATATTTACGCTATGGAAAATCTGCGTATTTGTTTTGATTTAGACAATACGTTGGTTACGTTTCCAAAAGTAGATGGTGATTATAGTACAGTAGAACCGATACAGGATAATATAGACGCTGTTAAATTTTTGTATAATATGGGTCATTATATAATCATTTATACAGCTCGTAGAATGAGAACTCATGATGGTGATGTAGAAAAGGTTATAGCAGATATTGGAGAAATAACTGAAGCAAAAATAAAGGAATTTGGAATTCCTTATCATGAATTGATTTATGGTAAACCGTATGCACACTATTATATTGATGATTTATCTTTAAATCCTTATGAAATTGATATTAGTGCTGAATTGGGGTTGGATGTAGTTCAGCCTAGAAAATTCAATAATATAGTATATGAGAATGGTAAGGTCATAAAATCTGCTATTGGAGATTCTGCTAGAAAATCGTTGGAAGGTGAAAAGTATTGGTACGAAACCATACCAGAAGGACTGGAAGATTTATTTCCTAATTTTTTATCATCTGAAAATGGTACGATAGAAATAGAGAAAATAAAAGGCACAACATTTACTCATTTGTTGTTGGACGATGTTTTAACTGATAATCATTTTTTTATTTTATTGGAAGCTATCGAAAGAATACATGGTACTAGGGATAATGATATATATCAGGGAGGCCCTAGTATATATCATAATTACAATAAGAAAGTAATAGATAGATTTATGGGGTATGATTATTCTAGGTTTAGGGATAGTACAGATGTATGTAGAAAAATAATCAATAAAGTTAAGGAATATGAATCAGCTGATTTAGGTCTTAGAGCAATAATACATGGTGATCCAGTTTTTAGTAATGTTCTATTAACATCTAATACAACTATTAAGCTTATAGATATGAGAGGTGAAATTGGTGGTCGTTTAACAAAAGTAGGTGATATATTTTATGATTATGCTAAAATTTATCAATCATTGGTTGGATATGATCGTATTTTGGTACAGAATCAAGCACCTCGTTTAGTTGATCAATCTCTATTGAAAAATGTGTTTGAGGAAATTTTTATATCAAAATTTGGAATTGATATGTTAGAGTATTTGAAATACTTGACAGCTAGTTTGTTTTTCTCGCTGATACCGTTACACGATAATGATAAATGTGAGAAATTTTATAACTGTATATTTGATTTGATAGGTGAATAATGTCTTTTAAACATTTAGGGTCGATGGAAGAGGCCAGGCGTCAGGATAGTGTAATAGGATTTACCTGTTCTACGTTTGATTTACTTCATGCAGGACATATTTCTATGTTGGCTGAGGCTAGTTCAGTTTGTGATTATTTGGTAGTGGGTCTATTATCAGATCCCACTATCTCTCGCGGAGAGAAAAAGAATAAACCAGTTCAGTCTATGTTTGAAAGATGGTGCCAATTACAAGCTACTTCTTATGTAGATTTAATTATTCCGTTTGAAACAGAACAGGAAATTATAGAGATAGTTAAGATAATTCAGCCTGATATTAGAATAGTGGGCGAGGATTATAAGGATAAAGAATTTACAGGTGATTATCTTTGTGATATACATTATAATCGCCGGCGACATGGATTTTCTAGTACTGAATTGATAGGAAGGATAAAGAATGGCTAATATATTGTATGCTAAGATCGGTTTGAAATTACCTAAGAAAATGTGGGGTGGCACTCAAGATGGTTCTGGTTGGTCGTTGGGTCACGATGATGATGTCAGATTCCTGATAAATGTGTCTTACAACAATCCAGACGATAATTTTTACATTATTGGAGCTTCTAGTTTTGATGAGATAGAAACTGAAGAAAAGAAAAGATTGTTTCCACATGAAAATGTGTTTGATGCGTATAATTTTACTAAGTATAGTAAAGAAAATAGACCTAGTGAGGACATTTATAAGCCACATCCAGATAATGGATTTACAAAACCAGATTTGTTTGGAGATAGTGTATTAAAATGGAAAAATTGGGATACTGAAAATATACGATATGTGATTCCATTAGAATATTTGAACGAGAATAATATAATTGTAGATTATGGAATTATTGCAATGAGCAATATAATGCAGAGAAACCTTTATCAGAAGACTAAGACTAAGAAGGGAGGCTGGGCTAAACCTCTAGCTGTTGGTAGAAATTATGCAGCTCCTGTTATTCACACGTTGAATGAAACGGGTGTGAGGTGGGTTGCAATGGTTGATGATCCAAGATGCATGCATGGTGCTTTTGATTTGTTTAATAATCCACCAATAGTCTTATCACAGATAAATGGCAGTATGACTACTTCAAATATAACATCTTATGAAAATGATACGGTAGCCGAAGGCGAAGTAGATGTTATATATGCTCATGTCGAAAGTACTGTGGTGATGGATGAAAAGGTTAAATATGTAGATTCGTCTTGGTCTGATAGAGAAAATCTGATAAGTATTGCATTGAATGGTGGTTCTAATGATGAAGAAAAGGATTCAGTATTAGTAAAAGAGGTAGATAATAGGTTCGGAATGCTAGAGGAATGGTTGTTAAATCCATTTCCAAATGTAGAGGTATATGGAAAGTGGGGAGATGTAATATTAGCTAGTGATAGTAGGTTTATGGGGTCTGTAGATCGTGACGAATTACATTCGGTGATGTCTAATTGGAACCATAGCCTTTGTATTCCAATTAAGGATGGGTGGGCGACTACTAAGTATTTGGAATGTTTGAAATCTGGTGTTTCGCCGTTCTTACATCCGAATTATGATTCAGACAAGAATACTAAGATACAGGATTTTTATCGTGTAGAAAATGTTGAGGAATTTCGTGATAAATTAAATTTAGATGATGTTATTCACACAAGGGAATTGAATAAGGCAATCGATGCCTGTTTAGCTGATGAATTTACATCAGGTCAATATTTGAATGATACGGTATATAAACATTTGGGTATTGACAGAAAAGGCAGAAAAAACAAGAATCGGGAGTTATGGGAAGTTAAGTCTTCTACGGTTACTTTTTAATAGCCTTGACATTAGGTTATTAAATATGGTATAATATAGTTATCTCTAAGAATAGAGAAAAAGGAATAGATTATATGAAAATTACGCGACAGACAATTGATATATTAAGGAATTTTAGTAGTATTAATTCTTCGATATTGGTAGATCCAGGCTCAGAACTTCAAACTATAGCAGCCAGGAAAAATATCCTTGCTAAATCAAGTGTAGAAGAATCTTTTAATCAGAAATTTGTTATATATGACTTGGTTCAATTTTTGGGATTGATTACAACTGAATCTTTTGAGGATGCTGAATTGGATTTTGATACGAAATGGGTTAATATAGTGAATGGTAGATCCTCATCAAAGTATTTTTATGCTGATGAATCTACGATAATTAAACCAGAAAGGGAATTGATAATGCCAGAAACTGAAATAAAGTTTGAATTAGATAAATCTGATTTAACTGATATTCTTAATATGGCTGGTATTTTAGCTACAGACGATTTAGCTATTTCTAGTGATGGGGATACTATTTCCGCTGTTGTATTAGATAAACAAGATGATACATCTAATCATTTTAAAATTAATGTTGGTGATGGTAATGGAGATGAGTACACTGCATATTTTAAAATAGAAAATCTTAAAGTATTGAAAGGTACTTATGATGTATCTATTTCTAGTAAGGGAATTACTCATTGGGCTAATACGGACATTCCTTTAGAGTATTGGATTGCATTAGAACCAGATTCTATTTATGAAACATTGAGTAAAGAGTCTATTTAATGAAAGAAAAACCGTTAGCTACTAAGGTAGAGATTGAAGATATATTAGAAAAGATTGATCTTGGTATGGATCAAGTTAAGTCTATGTTATTAGCCGATGATTATGACCCATCGGCTAATAATTATGAGTTGAAGTATTATATTAGAATTACTCTTGACGGTTTTTATCTATTGCAAAATATGATAGGAACATCACCTTTTGACATATAGGGGAAATTTATGCGTGAAGAATTTCTTTGGGTGGAAAAGTATAGGCCAAAGGTTATATCAGAATGTATATTACCTAGACCATTGAAGAAAACTTTTTCTGAGTTTGTTAAGAACAAGGAAATTCCAAATTTGTTATTACATGGAAATTCTGGCATCGGTAAAACTACCGTTGCCAGAGCTCTTTGTGAAGAATTAGATTGTGATTATATTTTGATTAATGGTTCAGATGAAAGAAATATAGATACACTTAGAGGCAAGATAAAGGGATATGCTTCATCTGTTTCTTTATCAGGTAACAGAAAAATAATTATTATAGACGAAGCTGATTATTTAAATGCACAGTCTACACAACCTGCATTAAGAGCTTTCATGGAAGAATATTCGATTAATTGTGGATTTATATTTACTTGTAATCTTCTTCATAAACTTTTACCAGCTATCCAGTCAAGATGTAGTGTAATTGATTTCAAAATAGAGAAGAATCAACTACAATATATATGCGAAGAGTTTATGGCGAGAGTTGTAGATATTTTCGAGAAAGAGGGAATTGGTTATAATCAACAGGTTATTGCAGAGTTGATTATGAAATTTCTTCCAGATTGGCGAAGAGTTCTGAATGAGTTTCAGAGATATTCTGCAGGTGGTGAAATAGATGTTGGAATATTATCATCTTTAGATGATGAAAAATTTGAGAAATTAATTGATGTTTTGATCAAGAAGAAATTTACTGAAATTCGTCAGTGGGTGGTAGAAAATCTTGATACAAATCCGGCTTCAATTTATAGAAAAATTTATGATAATATAGTTCATGTTCTCGAACCAGATAGTGTACCTACGGCTATTTTGACTATTGGCGAATATAGTTATAAATCTGCTTTTGTAGCTGATCAGGAAATTAATCTAATTTGTTGTCTGATAGAAATTTTGAATGGGTGTAAATTCAAATGATAGATTTATGGGGAGATCCGATACCAGAACCAGAAATAGAGGAAAAGGAGAAGGAGAAAAATTATCTTTTCATGTTTTTTGATGATATTACGAACACAAAATCTAATATTATGAGGGTGTTGCATGAAAATGAACATAATGAATATGAACCTTATAAGATGAATAAATTTTTATCGCAATCCGCAGATAGTATTTTTGATGTTAATGATATGAATGGTTTGCCAGATTTACCGATTCCTTTACAATATGACTATTTTATAAATAGTATTAGACGTAGAAGCAGACGACCTGAAAAATGGTTGGTTGATTCTTCTATGTCTGTTAATGATTTAGATATTGTAAAGGAGTATTTTAATTACTCTAATCAAAAAGCGAAAGATGCATTGCTACTTTTGGGTGAGAGTGAGCTAGAATATATTAGATCAAAAACGTATAAAGGCGGTAAGGAGAATGATACATGATATGATTGAGGTTCTTCTAGGGCAGCCTGATGATTTTTTGAAAGTGAGAGAGACACTATCCAGAATAGGTGTTGCGTCGCGACATGAACAGATATTATATCAATCATGTCATATACTTCACAAACAGGGGAAGTATTATATAGTACATTTTAAGGAATTGTTTGCCTTAGATGGGAAACCAACTGATATATCGGAAAATGATTACGCGAGACGAAATTCGATTATTAATTTATTAGTGGAGTGGGAATTGATCACGTTGGTTGATTCTCAGGAGTTAGAACCAGTAGCACCCATGAACCAAATCAAGATCTTACGATTTGATGAAAAGGATGAATGGGATCTGGTTGTAAAATATAATATAGGTCGAAAGACCTAAACCTTTTGGCGTAGGAAACGTCTAAATATATGTGAGTGGTCGATTAGCGACACTCAAATTTAATTTCTTGCTTATAGGAGAAAAACAATGACAAATTTATTTACAACAATTCAAAGCAAATACGATCCCTATTTTTTGGGATTTAACCGTGTATTCGATCAACTGATTGATTTCGATAATCAAGTTGATAAAAGTAGAGGTAACTATCCACCTTACAACCTGATTCAAGATGGTGATCAATATATCATCGAGTTAGCTGTTGCTGGATTTAGTGAAAATGATATAGACATCACTCACGAACCAGAGAAAAGTAGAATTACAATTGCAGGATCTATCGGAACTTCTGATGGCACATATCTACATCAAGGTATTGCTAACAGGAATTTTAGTCGAACTTGGACAGTTGCTGATTCGGTTGAGGTGTTAGGTGCAGAGCTTGACGGTGGTATTTTGCGAGTTAAGTTGGAATCGGTCATACCAGAAGAAAAGAAGCCCAAAAAGATTGCGATTAAAAATCCGCAATTGTTGAGTGAGTAATCTTAGATGGGGGTTTTAAAACCCCCTTTTTACTTAGGAAAATATGAAAGAAAATTTTTATACCAACATCCAACAACTTGGAGATAAGTTGTTTGTTCGTAGTGTTGAGGATGGCGAGAGAATACGAGAGGAAATCCACAATTTCCAACCTACCTTATTTGTTTCAGAGAAAAAATCAAAATATAAAACTATTGATGGTAAACCAGTTGGCCCTCTTAAGCCTGGTTCTATCACGGAGTGTAAGGATTTTATAAAACTTTATAAAGATGTGCCAGGATTTGAACTATACGGTTCTACAGAATGGGTACAGCAGTATATTTATGAAACCTTTACGTCTACTGATTACGATATATCCAAAGTTAGAATTTGTACGATTG